ATTGTAAAACTCCCACTTTTCGCAGTTAAATGTCTTGGTGGCACTGCCTGTGTAAGCGTCCATGTGAGACACTTGCTCAATAACTTCGTATGTGTCACCTCTACCATTCCTGTCGTAAAGTAACATCAAAGCCATGTCACCACCACTACCTACCGCTACGTAAGGGTCGATCACCTCTACAAACAGAGTCCTGTGTTTACCTCCAGCGCCCGCACTGCTTACTGCGCGAAATGTACGTAAGCTACCACGCAATACCATGACAGCCTGCATGTCATAGCTTTGGTCGGTTGTTAGGCAGTAGTATTGTGATGACGGGTCTATTACGAGCTTACTGAACTCATCAAAGAACAGATGACAGTCTGCTGCATCTCCCGACAGTCCCATTGCAAAATTAGCTGTAGTTAATATCTTAGATGCAGCTGTATACTTGTTATTGGCTATAGTAAATTGCAAGTCGCAGCATAATTCTGCCCTGTGGCGGTTAAAAACTATAGTAGTCATATTAAAACTCCAATTAATTAACCGTCACAAGCGTCACATACAGGCGTAGGCATAGGCTTCTCTGCTGGCCTTAGATAGTACAAGCCAAGTACATTGTCATTACTTATAGCATAGCTGTGAACTTTAGACAAGTAAGCTTGGTCACCACAATTGTATAGGTTTAGTGACTGCCCTTGGTCTAAATACTGCTGCCTGATACCTGCATGCCTGACAATCTGCATCTGATCAATCTCGTAGCCAGTTTTGAAGACTTGCTTTTCGTGGTCAGTAAACTGCTTTAAGTGCTGTATACTGCCGTTATTTGCATTAATATCTTCAATCAGGCCTTTGCTGTTTATACCCTTTTCTTTCATTAAGTCTAGGGGTACAGGGTTAACGCGTGACACAATACCTCCTGCCATTTCCTGACTGTAAACGTTACTGAAGACAGGTTCAATACCACCTGACACGCCGCCCATGATCAAACTGGTACTTAGTGTCGGTGCTACAGCGCACAATGCCCAGTTGTACTGGTCACCAAATGCAACCTTACCGGTATGTTGTGCAAGTGCACGGCTAACACTAATACCTGCCTGCTGTATGCGGTGAAAGATGCTCTTATTCACACGATCTTGTGCATGGAATGGTATACTTTTGCTTTGCAAGTAAGTGTGGTACCCCATAACACCCATACCTAATGCACGGTATTCCTTGGCAAACTTTAGTGTCCTGGACAGCTCTATGTCATTCCCCCAACCTTTCTGTGTAGCAAGGTCAACGAACAGTTCGTTTATTGCGTTTAGTACAATAAAAGAATCAGTCAAGACTGTTGGGTGATTACACCACTCGTCATACTTGGCTAGATTCAGGCTAGACAGTACGCATGTAAATGACAAGTCAGGCGCTGATGGCAAATGGATTTCATTACAAAGATTACTTGCCCTGAAATTTGCTGGCCGCCCCTGTGCTGCCCAACGGCGCTCAATTAAGTCACGCTTTATCAAGTAGCCTGTGCCTGTTTCTGCTCTTAGCTTCGCCCACGTCTGTAAGCGACGCATAGCGTCTGCATCGTTGTTGCGAACGGTTTGCATGAATTTATCTGTTAAGATAAAGCCTGCATTCTCTTTAGGGTTGTGTGTAATGTGCTGGCAGTATTCATAGAAGTCACCGTGCTCAAATGTTAAATAGCCTGCCCATGCACCTGCTCGGTTTTTCCCTTGACTTACCATACTAGTAGTCTTGTTTATAAGTTCTACAACAGGCAGTACGCCTGCTGCTTTTAGGCCGTTAGAAACTAGTGTCCCTCGTGGTCTGATGTCAGACAGGTCTGAACTGGTGCCGAACCCTTCTTTAGTTAGCTGAGCTATTTCTTTTGCTGCACTGAAAAAGCCGCTAACACTGTCTTGTACATAGTTGCCTGTGCAACTAACAGGCATGCCTTTGTTGGCCTTACCTATGCTGGTAAGTGCAGGTGTTGGCAATGACAGCCAACCATTCCAAAGCAGGTCAGATACCCGCTCTTGTGTGATAGGTAAAATGCTGTACTTAGGCTGTGACAATACAGCCGCGACAGCCTGGAACCTGTCTTTAGGCGTCTCGTCTGTCTCTAGGTAGTTCTTGTTGTATAGCAACTGATACCCTGCTGTTGTCATCCACATAGGAACTGTTTTACGTGCTTGTGCCGCCTTGCGACGCTCTGAATATATGTCGTACTTACTCACTGCTAAACCCTCACTAAGTCGTAAAAATTGAAACCCTCTAAAGAATACCCTTTTTGGTATTTAGGTATTGTGTCAAAGAAGTCTACTAATGTAAGTCCTTGTGTAGACTGCTCGAACCAGCCGCTAATCTGGCTGCGATTTATATCATACATGCGTGGCAGGTGCAATTGTTTTAAGCAGTGGTTAACACGTTCCCTCACCCAGGTTTGCATGTCGATCTTGTTAACACCACAAAATTCACCGTGCTCAAATATTAAGTTAATAATGTGATCTTCGTGGGCTACAAGCTTACGCACAGCAGGGTACAGCCTATCTTCAAGCCAGTTACTGCCTTGTGCTTGCTTACCGTATTTACGTGTTACGTGGTAAAGCCATGCACCACCTGCACTATGTAATGCTTCATCCCGCTCACTGAAATTAACACCATTAGCAATGGCTGGCATCTTATTATACCCATTAGACCTGAAAGCTTTAAGTACAGCAAAAGCACTGTATAAAGCAGCGCCTTCAATCATGCTGAAGGTCGCTAAGCTAAGTAGTAAGTCATTGCCTGTGGCTGCTTCATCAACAAATGCCATATGCTCTGCTAGTACAGGATCTTTCAGGTATTCATTATAAAATGCAGCATCATTAACAAACATCACTTTATTAACGGTGTCATAGAAAGGGGCATGTACGCATGTTTCCATAAAGCCAAACATAGTTGCCATACGCTTTATTTCAAGAGGCGCAAATGTATTAAGCACCTTTCCTAACCAGTAATCCCCGCCTGCACGTACTTCATAGTGTGTGAATGTCTTAAGTATCGTAAGTAGTGCATGCTTTTCTGCCGGTGTTGTGTCAGTCAGTACAGCGTGCTTGTCTTGTTCAACAAGCATTTCATCTGCACGCCAATTGAAGTCAAGCTGCTGCTTTTCAAATGCCAATGCTTGCTCAAGCTCTGGGGTGTGCACGTAGGCACGGTTGTTACTGTCTGTAAATAAGTCAATCACGTTAAACTGCCTCTATTTCAAAATTGTGGTTAGAGCAAATTATAGCCAGCATAGCCATGCAAAGTTCTTTATCCCATATTGCCGACTTCTCGCACTTCATTAGCAATATCTGCTTAAGCTTAAGTAGCTCGGTGTCATCTTGAGAAGGGACAAAGATGTCCCATAGCATCTGGGCAAGGTCATAGCAGTCTAAGCTATACAAGTCTTTGCCTGTTAGCCAACCGGCTAGCTCGCATGCCATTGCTTGCCCGTGCATCCTGCACTTTAGCGCTTTTAAATAGTGTTTTGTCATAATGGAACCTCTAAGTCTGTGATCATTTTAAGTAACTGTTTGTTCTTAGCAAAGTCTGCTAACCTGCCTGAAGAAATATAGTACTCTTTGACTGTGCTGTCCAGGTACTTTTGTAGCTTTTTGTTACAGTGTGTATCGGCGAGATCTAAGGGTAATGCCTTTGCTGTCTTTACAGGGCCTACACCTTTAATGCCAATTACATTATCAATATCATCGCCCATTAATACCTGCCTGTAATAGTTAAGTAACGCTTGGGCTGGCGTAATTGTATAAGCAATTTTCTTGTCAGGGTTATAGTGGGTGCCTACTACCGTATCAAGGTCTTTGTCTATGTGCACAAGTACAGAGTCAACAGCTGCCCGCTGACAGGCGACATGCGCACTGCTGCACACGTCATCCGCTTCATACCCTTCCATTATGATAGGTGCGTAGCGGTGTAAAAACCACTGCTTTAGATCTTTAAGTAGTAAAGGCTTAGGCTGCGTTCTGTTCGCTTTGTATTGCGGGCATATGCCTAGCCTGAAGTTTGTGCTGCTAGATATGTAAGTTTTAGTTACGTAGTCATCACAGGGCCATAGCTTTGCTACATTTTTGTGTATAGAACTTATCAGCTGCTTTATAATAGACATAGCAGATTCGAGAGCCTGCTCTTCAGGCTCTTTGAGCACAACCTGCCTGGTGTGCTCAGTATGTCCTGCTGCTAATAGGTCAGGCAGACTGTCGTACACACTGCCGTCAGGCGCTGTGTGTACTGTTTGCTGTAAAGACCCTGCTGCTTTATAGAGCATGCTGTCCGCGTCAATGTGTATGTACATGCAGTATTAACCTTTTAAGTGGATCTAAGGTAACTTACCACGGTCACGGTAAGCCAGGAAAGCCGGTATTGCTGCTGTTGGAAGGTCTGACTCTACTAAGTATTCCACGAAATCCCTACTAACCCAGTCGGCGAAGTTGTAGTCTTCCAGGGCTTGTAAGGCTATCTTCCTAGCAAGCTCTGCATCTAACCCCTCTAACAGGTCCTTAGCATTTCGGTACTCATACGCCATGGCCATAGCATTCACTGCTATAATAGCAGCCTCTTTAAGACAATCCCGCCTGGTTTGTGCTATCGCACTCATTAACATTCCTGCTACATCTTTGTCTGTGTATATCTTCATAAATACCTCAAGTTGGGTCGGTTGTTAATACCATATGGCCTGTATTAGGGCATACAGTTATGTGGTCAGCCGTGCCTTCTAAGCCCACTTCCCTATTCTTGATTACGCTTATGCGTGTAACCCTATTGCTGGTCTGCTGCCCTGGTGTAATCAGCGGGCTTAAAGCTACAATAATGTGCGACACCATAGCATAAGCAGCGCTGCCCCGCAAATCTGACTGAGCTATTGGCTCAAAGAAAGGTGGTGGTGGTTCATCGTCTTCCTTCTTCTTCTGCCATCTTGGTGGCACCATGTCACGCTTCTTCATGTGTACGACAACAAATATAGTGCAACTGCCACTTTTAAACTCTCTAAGACTTGACATAAAGTCATCAATGAACTGTCTTTCACCTTCATCTTTGCCGTTATCATTTACCAGGTAACTTATAGGGTCAAGGACAATCGCATCGCACTTCTCAACGTCAACCAGGTAGCGTAACGTATCTTTAATACCTTCCAAGGTGAACTTGGTATCTTCAGGTATGAAAAGGCTGCCACCTTCCTTAAGCTTGCGCTCCATTTCATCAACAGCAGGTATAGTGCCACGTGCTGGTGGGTTTTGACGCCATGCCCATAAAGGCATTTTACCTGCAAGTGCAAGCATACCTTGCTTAGTCTTGGTAACTGTTTCTTCAAGGTGTATAAAGCCGATCTTCTTATCTTGCATAAGAAAGTCATACTCAATCTGGCGCATAAAAGTAGTCTTACCGCCACCAGGCAGTGCTGTTATTATCACAATCTCACCACCTCTAAAGCCTTTGGTAATACTATTAAGGCAAGGGAAGCTGGGGACTTTTACACCTTCTTTAATCGGCTCATAGCAGCCTGCAATGTCATCACTATACAGTGCGCTGTCTAGCTGGTACTTCTTCGCTTTGTTAACAGCGTCAAAAAATACTTGGTGCTTGCCTTGCTTCAATAAGTCATTAGCGTCCTTGTTGTTACCTTTAATGTTATCCCATGACATTATGCGTAATTCAGCAATAGGGCTGTAGCGTTTTGCAACTGCATTAGCATAAGACCGCCCAACTAAGTCCATGTCAAAGCAAAGGCATATTACTGCATACTGCTTTGCCAGCAGCTGCATTAGCGCTGACGTGTTCTTACTAACACCGCCTGTGCTTGCACCGTCTGCTATAGACACAACATTATAATCTTTACCGCACTGTTCCAGCATGTACTTAGCTGCAAGGCAATCTTCCTCACCTTCGGTGACGATAACGAACTTGCCGCGCTTCAACTGGTCATTACCGAAACCTGTGTCAAGTTTACCGACGACATATGTACGGTCTTTGTCATTAATATGCTTAACCTTGTAACCTCGCAGTGCCCCATTCTCACTAAAGAATGGGTAGGCAACCTGGTCTACAGCCCCTGTGCGTGGGTTGCAAAGTTGCTTTACACTGAACTGCTTTGCTATATGTGCAGGTATAGCCCTGTGTTTTAGGTCAGCGAATGGTGCTGCCTGTATGATATCGACGGTTAACCCGTCATAATTGCTGGTCACTTTCTTACCCTCATAATTAGTGCCTACTTTAACCGATTGCTTACAACTAAAACAGTAAGCCCCTTTATCCTCACCATAGACAGTCACTGCATCACTGCTACCGCACTTAGGGCACGGTAGCCTGCTTTGTCTATTCATTCTGTCCCCTTGCAGCGTTGCTGCTCAAACCACAGTAGAAATGCCGCATTACACATTACATGCGCAAGGTGTGGCAATCCTGAATCTCTGTCAAAAGACTCCCCTGACCTGTACCAGGCCAAGTGCCGCATAAGCGCATCGTAATACCTGTCCTCTGCATTGTCCACTAATTGCCAGTTATTAGGCGCGTACTTAGTTGCCCCATGTTCGAGCACTTGCACGATTGCCTCTAAAGCCCCTTTAGGCAGTAAGCTGTAGCGCAACTTGCCTGAGTCATACTTCTTGCCTGCTGGATGCTCAGTATAACCCCCTGTAGTTAGGGCTGTCCCGTTGGGTAACATGTGTGCACATTTACTACTCAGCTTTCCGTCTCTATTGTCTGTGGTCATAAATCACCCCTTAATATTTGCAATTGTCTATATCTGTATGTGTAAGCTCGATGAACCCAGCAGGTTTTTGTATTTTTGCGTTAGGATTCACCACAACAAACATACTCCCCTCACCAAAAGGCTCTATACCACAATTAAGTTTATGGTGGTTATACATGTCGTCACTTGCAACTTCTAGTGATAGATAAACCTTGCTTGCATTATTAGTAGCAAGCAGTTGCATAACCCTCTCAGAATCATACCCCAACTTCTCCATCATTGCAGTTGCACACCAAATTACGTCAGCAAGCTCTTTAATAAGCCATGCAGGGCTATGCGGTTGGGTGAGCAACTCGACCTGCAACTCCCCTAGCTCCTCTTCTAAGCAGGCCTGTACGGCCTTCACAGTCTGTAGCTGGTTACTTGCTTCTATAAATTCAAACATCTGCATAACTACCCCTCTTTCTTGTATAAAAATCTAATAAGCCTAATGCCTGTAAGTGGCAGCCTTGCGTAAACATGCTGCCTGTCGGTGGCGTCAACAACTGCTGCCTCAAAGTAAGGCATACCTTCAAGCAGGTAGGTATCGTAAGTTACCTCAACGTGCCCGTCAATTACTAAAGTGTTACTTGTTTTGTTAGTGTCCCTGTATAAAATCTCCACACCAATGTTAGGTGTGATGGTAGCGGCAGCCCTAACTTTTGTTAGGGTTGTGATGTTCTCCTTATTTGTTCCTGTCATAATTGTACCCTCGTGTGTCTGCTTTGATTTAAACGCTCTGATTGTCTATGTCTAAACCAAGTGTAGCACTTGTTACAGTTATACAAGGTGTATTTACGTGATTCTGTGTAATAAAACCCCTTCTCTTTGTAATTTTGTGTACCACAGGTTGGGCAGCACATTGAATTACTTAGTGTTGACAGGTTTACACCATGCAACCAAGGCAGTAACTTATTGTATACCTGCTCAAGTAGTTGTGTGTCCTGCTTGTTATATCGCTGCATCATACGCCATGCAGCTTTATCACCTGCCATGCAACGCACCCACAAATCATGGCCTGTATGCTTGACTTTACCCTTCAAGCCTAGCATGCGTGCTACGTACTCAAGCTTGTTACTGGGTAGCCTGAAATTACGCTTCACTAC